GTAATCATTGATGACGAGTCAGGGACAATCGAATCTGTGATTGTTGACGGACAGCAAACCAAATATGATGTGCGCTACGGCCAAACCTTCATGCTTGCTGTTGATGTACCCGAAGACGAGATTGAACCGTGGATGCCAGACGAACAATGATTTACCAAGTTAAATGCAACGCTTGTAAAGCTGTCATCGTTCACGACCCAAACCAAAATGTTGGCTGCTTGTGCGACTCGGATGCCCCGACATGGTGCGGTATCGGCAAAGATGGCAGGCTCATACATTATTCACAATCCGATATGTCAGTGATCGCGTACCCAGAATGACTATGTTCGGTCGTCGCAACAACCCTTGCCCATGCAAGACACCCCTACCACAACAACCGTTATGCGGTGATCGAGGCGTAGAAGATGACGACTAAAACCATTGTTGAAATAACTTGGGCTGACACACATTCCGGTGGCATAGGTTGGACACCAATCAGCGACATAGACCAAGCCGAATACATCATCACCTCTTGTGGATACCTCCTAGCAACGGGTGATGGTGGTAAAGAAAACCATGTGACCCTGTACCAATCACGCACAGACGACGACGACCTGGATCACATCCTTCACATACCTGTAGCGATGATCCGGAACATTAAAGCTATTGATATTCCCTATATCGCAAAGACTTGACATTACTCTGCAACACCCCTAGAGTAAACCTAACTGCAACGACAAGGAGAAATCATGCAGAAAAGATACACAATCCCGAAACCGCCACACGGCAGCCAAGAATGGTTGAACGCACGATGGCAAAACGATGAAGGACAAACACGGATCACAGCATCCGTAGCTGCCGTAGTACACAACGAACACCGATTCACCACACCAGCAGACCTCGCAGTAGAACTTTTGGCAAAGACACCCCCCGTACCGAAAGAACAAAACGATGCGATGCGTCGAGGAACAATCCTTGAAGGACCACTCATGTCGTGGGCATCAGAGATACTGAACGCAACCATCACGGAACCACAAGATTTGTACTGCTACGAAGAAGAAGGTGTACGTCTGATGGCAACATTGGATGGCAAAGATTTGTCAGGAAAAATCTATGAACTGAAAACCTATAACAAAAGGTGGAACGGTCAACTCCCCCCATATTGGAAATGGCAAGGAGTACAACAAGCGATCTGCGCTGATGCAAACGAAATCATATGGATCGTTTTTGACTCCGATCTTCAACTGCAATTCCATACACAAACCGTCACATCCGACGAACGCCAACAACACATAGACGCAGTACGCAAATTCTTGGGGTTCATCGACATGGGGATGATGCCGGAAGGTGCTGACCCCACCTACGACAATGCTTCGGCTTTGTACCCCGAAGGATATGAGAACACTGTTGTCTTGGGCCATGAGGTATACAACACTTTAGAGCGTTTGTCTATCGCTAAAGAGCAAATTAAATCTGCTGAAGCAGTACGCGACCAGATGCAAGGCGAGTTGGGGATGATGCTCGGTGACGCAGAGTACGGATCAATTGACGGGGTGCAGGTCGTATCGTGGAAGAACTCGTCACGTACATCGTTTGATGCTAAACAGTTTGAGAAAGAACATCCGGCATTACACGCAAAGTTTAAGAAAACATCAACCTTCCGCACTATGCGGATTACAGCAAAGGAAAGCAAATGAAACTGGAAGAAATCATTGGCAAGTATGGTGTCCCCGATCCGAAGATCGTAGGCAAACTACCCAAAGCAGGAATGCAACTTGACTTCGTAGATCACGCAGACGTTACCAAAATGTTGATCGAGATTGACCCTGAATGGACTTGGGAACCAACCGCGTTTGACAGCAACGGTCTGCCTTCGTACCGTGTTGAGAACGGTATGGCACACATGGCAGGCTGGCTCACCGTGCAGGGTGTACGCCGACTTGGTATCGGCTCAGTCATGCACAACAAACCTGACCTATTAAAAGAACTCATCTCAGACTTTATCCGTAACTCGGCTATGCGATTTGGTATTTGCCTAGCGTTGTGGACTAAACAGGAATGGGATGATAACCCTCACGCCACAATCAAGCCTGCACCGAAGCCTGCACCAGTGGTAGACAGCAACCCGTTGGTGTCAGCAGACAACATTGAACGGTTCAAAGGCGCATGTGCAGAGATTGCTTTGGATTGGCGCGAGATTGCCAACACTGCCGGTGTCAACCTAGACAACCTGCATGAGTCAGACATGACAGCGTTACGTGCAGCATTCGCTACAGCCAAGGCTGCGCTGTTCGCACCGAAACCTGTGGCCGAACCTGAAGTGATGGATGACTTCAACCCTTCCTTCAACAGCACCGAGGAAGTGTTAGCCAAAGTGGTTGACCTGTTCGCCGGTGCAGAAGTGATCGAAGAATCACGCAGCAATCACCCTGCCAACGGCACACCACAAATCAAAGAACCTGGCGCACCAGCCACACCACCACAACTAGGCAAACTTCGTGCGTTGTGCAACGGTGCAGGTATCTCCAGCAAAGAAGACCAGCTATCTATGGCAACCGATCATGCGAAACGACCTATCACATCGTTCAATGACCTAACCAAAAAAGAGGCATCAGAACTCATAAGCATTCTTGCCCCGTGAGCAAAAACAAATCTAAAGGCACAGCCTTCGAGACACTCATCGTTGACTACCTGAAACAGTTTTATCCGAACTGTGAACGACGCGCACTTCAAGGTGCGCTCGACAAAGGTGACATCACAGGCGTAGACAACCGCCTCGTCTTTGAATGCAAATCCCACAACACCCTCAACTTCTCTGGCTGGCTCAAAGAAGCCGAAACAGAACGGATAAACGCAAACGCAGAAGTTGGGGTTGTGGTTGCCAAACGTCGAGGCTATGGTAAAGCCGAAGATCAGTACGTGGTACTCACCGTAAAAGATTTGATCAAGCTGTTAAACATTACTGAATACTGATGTAACAACAACATAAAGGGTACGCTCCCTCATAACCGGCGCGTGTAGTTGTCCCCTAGCCATTGTCTGATCGCGGTGGACTAGGGGTAAAACCCTTTACCTGTAAGGAACCCGACCTTTTTGCTATGATTGGAGACACTAATGCGAAACCTTGTACGGCTATTTGCCGTTTCTATGGTAGGGATTATTACCTTCGGCAGCATCGCTTCAGCAGCCAAAGCCCCTTTGCCAACCCTTGAACCTCTTAGCGTGGCTGTCCGTGCGTCTGAGCGGGCATCTGAGACTGCCATCGTGTTCCGTCACGGCGACATCTCATGGCTACCAGAACTAGCTACCGAAGCAGGCTGGCCACCTCACACATGGAAGAAACTAGGTCACATAATCCTACGCGAATCCGGCGGATGCCCAACCCGTATCGGCGGCTCTGTAGTGGACAAAGATTGCAACCTGATTCGCATGGCAACCATGTCGCATCCATCAGATACCGGACTCCTACAGATCAATGGAATCAACTGGGATTTTGAGCGAACCAAACTTGCAATTGTCTGTGTCCGCATGAAAGTATGTACCCAGGAGGAACTAATGAACCCGATAACAAACCTACGTGCTGGCAAACTACTGTTCGATGTGGCAGGCTGGAGTCCATGGAATCCACAGAAATGAGCCTGCTCGACAACTTCATCAACGAACTAAAAGACAACGACTTCGGTTGGCAAAACAAAGCAGAATGCCGAGGCGAAATAACCGAGCTGTTTTTCATGGACATCGAAGAAATATCTATCAACCACATCAAGATGCGTGAAGCCCGCGCAATCTGCGATAGATGCCAAGTAAAAAAAGAATGCCTTGACTTTGCTTTAGTAAACAACATAGATTATGGGGTATGGGGTGGCACATCACCACATCAACGGAAAGGAATACGCAGTGAGCAACGACACAGAGTTTGAAATTGAATACTGGCAGGATCGAGTAGACGCACTTGCTGTTACCAACGAAGCGTTACAAGAAGAACGTGACCGCTACATGGATGCAGCTGAATCGTTAGCACAAGAACTAGACACACTCAAAGCAACAATGAAACAAGCCGAGTCGGTAATCTCACGACTACGCAACCACATCGCACAAGGCATCGAACTTTAAGCAACGCCGAGGGGCAACATGAAACCAATACACATCGAACTATTTATTGACCGGCTCTGCGGCCTGTTCCCGACAACAAACATCGCACGTAACACGTTGAAGTCTGCGTGGACACGTGACGACATCATGCTCGACGCATCAGAAGAAGATGGTAAAGCGGTACTTAAACTTTGTGAATCACTATCAAAGTTCCCTGCATCAATCGGGGAAGTACGCCACATGTTCCGACAAGTTGGCGGTCACATCGGTGGCACATTCGGATGCGAACTCTGCGACCACAGCGGATGGGATGTAGGCAGACAAATCATTGACGGTGTAGAAACCTTTTACACAATGGAATTTATGGGCAACAACTACACGTATGTGAAAGCATGCCAATGCAGAGATGTAGCATGAAACAAACCTGGTGCTGCCCACAATGCAAACAAGAAATAACTACGCACATCAAACTTGCTGAACCACCAGTATGCGAAAACAAACACCGACCACAAACAATGGAGACAAAATGACATTCGACGAATGGATCAAACATGGATACGACAAAGGTTTCTGCTCGCCACCAGTGTGTGTAACCCACGACGGAATCCCAACCACCGCACTCGAAGACGAAGAATTTGATGAAGGCTACGACCCATGCTTCCACGGTGTCCGGCTATACAACGACCTACAAATGCGCAACGGCTGCGAAGCCAACTCATCACAAGCAGTATGGCGAGCAATCGAACTTGGATGGCAGAAATGAACCTACTAGACATCATCGCCGCTACCGAAGCCAAAAACCAAGCAATCGCTACCGTTACCAACAACGCTGACCAAACCTGGCTCACATCGTGCTACAGCGTCATCGTACAAATCGCTACCACTACCGACACATTCACTACCGATGACATTTGGCAGGCATTAGAAAACGCTGCCCTACCGACACCACACGAACCGCGGGCGATAGGCGCGGTACTTCGACAAGCTGCCGCTGACGGACTGATTTGCCCTACCGACACTTACCAACCTTCGGCGCGTGTAGCGTGTCATGCTCGCCCGATCCGTGTTTGGCGGCGAGCATGAACGATCAACCGTCATTGTTCGACATCACCGATCCGTACCGTGCCGGCGATAATCCGCTGGCCGAATACACCGACAATTATTTAGGTTCACTTGTCGAAGTGTGGGCAAAAAATTATCCGAAATAATCCTTGACATTCTGCCGGCGATAGGTCATACTCTTATCAGCCCCGCATGACGGGGGATCAGTTGGGAGACTGTATGACCGAAATAACCATAACCCGCAACGTTTATACGATTGACGAATTACCTGACAAGGCAGGCGCATTAGAACAAGTACGTTCCGATCTTTACGAATGGATTGACAGCAGCCAGATCACAGATCATCTAAACGGCGAACTGTATTTTGCACTCACCGGCACACACGAAGGCCAGATCAGCGGAAAAGAATTGACCAAACGTGTTGGTCTGACTGTCGAATGGTCACTGTCACACTGTCAAGGTGACGGGGTAGCTATCTATGGCACACTTTACAGCGACAATGCGCCCAACGTAGAATGGCATGGAGCAGATACCGCCACA